AATGCGTTCAAAACATGATTACGTTCTTGGTATTAGCACACAGAATGGCGATAGGGCTTCTACTGCTGCTCATATTGCAGTATTCTCTGCTTTCACCGAAGGGATGCAATTATTCAGTTCCTTTATCATGCTACTTAACTTTCCACGCACAGGTAAAATGAGAGGCATGGGTCAAATCATTACATGGTCAATCGTAGATGAAACACAACACGCAGAGTCTATGATTAAATTATTCCGTACATACATTGAAGAGAACAAAGAAATTTGGAATGATGAACTGAAGAGCAAGATTTATACCATTGCAGAAAAGATGGTTGAACTTGAAGATAAGTTTATTGATTTAGCGTTTAACATGGGTGAGATGACAGGATTAACGGCGGCAGATGTGAAGCAATACATTCGTTACATTGCTGATCGTAGACTTATTTCACTTGGACTCAAAGGTGTATTCAAAGTTAAAAAGAATCCACTGCCATGGGTTGAAGAAATGATTAATGCACCAACACATACAAACTTCTTTGAGAATCGTGCTACAGACTATTCAAAGGGTGCTTTGTCTGGTAATTGGGAAACAGTGTGGGGTAAAGCCGCATAATACTAAATATAAAGTCTGATTATCTTTTGTGGTCGGACTATTAAAAAAAATTTCAAATTGTGACGGTTCCGTTACAGTAGAATAGTTTTAGTAGTCTAACCATAGGAGATAATATGAAGAAGTTTTTAGTATCATTAATGTTGTTTACAGGAGTCGTATCAGCAGCAGAACTTACTGGCGCTGGTGCGACTTTTCCATTTCCAATCTATAGTAAATGGGCTGAGGCTTATAAAGCACAAACTGGCATTGGTCTAAACTATCAATCCATCGGTTCAGGTGGTGGCATCAAACAAATCAAAGCAAAGACAGTTGACTTTGGTGCATCTGATATGCCATTAAAGAAAGAAGAATTAGACAAAGAAGGTCTTGTTCAATTTCCAGCAATCATCGGCGGTGTAGTACCAGTTTTCAACCTTGATGGTGTTGCGCCAGGTCAATTGAAGTTGACACCAGAAGTTATTGCAAATATCCACCTTGGTAAAATTACAAAATGGAATGATAAAGCAATTACTGATTTAAATCCTGGTGTAAATCTTCCAGCATTAGCAATCACAGTTGTTCATCGTGCAGATGGTTCAGGCACAACATTTATCTGGACAAACTTCTTAGGTAAAGCAAATGCTGAGTTTGCAAAATCTATCGGTGAAGGCACAGCAGTTAAGTGGCCAGTCGGCGTAGGTGGCAAAGGTAATGAGGGTGTTGCTGTACAAGTGCAGCGTATCAAAGGTGCTTTTGGATATGTGGAGTATGCTTTCGCAAAGAGAAATAAAATTGCTTATGCACAGCTAAAGAATCGTGATGGTGTTTTCGTATTACCAGATGATTCAACATTCAAAGCAGCAGCAGCGAACGCAGATTGGGTGAATGCACCAGGCATGTATTTGTTACTCACATGGCAGACAGGCAAGGATGCTTGGCCAGCAACAGGTGCAAGTTTTATTCTTATGCACAAACAACAAGCAGATGCACTAACAGGTCGTGCAATTCTTAAATTCTTTGATTGGTCATATAAGAATGGTGGTCAAATGTCAACAGAATTAGAATATGTCCACATGCCAGCCGATGTAATTAAATTAGTTCAGGAAAACTGGAAAAAAGATTTTCGTGGACCAGACAACAGCCCAATTTGGAAATAAGGATAAATCATGAAATTATTAAAAAAACTTTCTATCGTAGTTGCACTAGCAACAGTAATTCCAGCATATGCTGATGAATATAAAGACACACTGAATATTCTGAGAGAAAAGAATGTAATCACTCAGCAAGAATATAATGCTAAACTTAAAGCGTATGAAGAGAAAGAAGAAAATAAAAAGTTTGCAACTCAACGAATCGACAAAGACGTTAGCGATTCAGTCAAATATAGACAAGCAAGAGCAAACGATGGTTCAGTCACAGAAAATGGACTTGGACTCAAATCAAAAGATGGAAACAATACGGCACAGTTTACAGGTAGAATTCATATGGACTATCGCCAATACACACCAGATTATGGTGTCGGTCAAACCACGGATTCGTATCAAAACTTAGCCGAAGTTCGTCGTGCTAGATTTGGTGTTCGTGGTCAGTTTGCAAAAGACTTTAAATATCAATTACTAGCAAACTTTGGTGCAAGTGATGGCTTTAGTTCTACATCATCTACAGCCGATGAAATGTGGGTGAACTATGCAGCAAATCCAGAAATGCAATTTCAATTTGGTTTGTTCAAGATGCCATTTAGTCTTGAGCAAATGACAAGTTCAAACAATCTAGATTTTATGGAACGTAGTTTGATTGGTCAGAATGATACTGAATTTATTCCTGCAAAAGAAACTGGTTTCATGTTACATGGTGTGCCAAAACCTGGCCTTACATATGCTATAGCAGCAAGTAGAGGCAAATCCAATAAGAGCGCAGAGTTCGATGGACTTGATTATATTGGTCGTGTAACAACTAATATTGCTGAACTAACAGGCAGCAAAGCATATACTGCACACTTAGGTGCAGCATACAGCACAGGTGAAATTAAAAGTGGTGTTGCACCAGCCAGTGGTAGGACAGAATCACGTATGCAGTCTGGTTGGTTTACAGGTTCTGCATTGAGTGGTGCTACTACAAGAACACGCCAAGGATTAGAAGCAGCATTTGCATACAATGCTTTTAAAGTTCAAGGTGAACAGTTCAATTTTAAATATGACGCTGCGACAGGCAATGATCAAGAAATCAAAGGTTATTATGTTCAAGCATTATACAATTTGACTGGCGAATCTCATGCATACAAAGATGGTGTATTTGGTTGGATTAAACCAAACAATGCAATTGATAAAGGTGGTAAAGGTGCATGGCAAGTTGGTGTTCGTATGAGTGAGTTTGATGCAAGCACAATCACAGTGGCGACTGGTAAATCAAATCGTGCTACTGCGTTGACATACGGCATTACCTGGTTCTGCACCGACAATCTGAGATTCATGGTAAACTACACCGACACTAAGTTTGATGCATTAGTTGGTAGTTCGGGCAGCCGTGTAAATGGTGAAAAAGCAGTTATGTTTAGAAGCCAGTTAAGTTTCTAAATTTTCAATCTAAATAGGTATTTCAGGGGAAGTATCATGAAATACCTATTTTCTTTCATTATTTCCGTATTTTTAACCGCTTCTGTATTTGCAGCAGACCGGTTTGAACTCAATATTCAAAACAATAAAGTTATTCATCAAGACTCCGACTGGGATTTTTTGATGCATGAAAACACCTACAATTTTTCAATGAATAAAAAAATTGATAGGTTAGATAACGATAGTTTTATCGTTCACTCGTTGGTTCAATTTGATCACACATATAATTACGCAGCATTTAGTGAGCCTACAGACAAGATATATACGATGGGTGTCATAAGTTGTTCAAGAAAAGCGATTATGTTATTACGACAGGTTTTTGTTAAATCTGATGGGGAAATACAAGCGATTCAACCAATTCAACCAAATGAATACATTGCAGAACTTGAAATGCCAGACACCGCAAGACATCAAATGTATCTAATAGTATGCTCAGGGGAGATTGTATGAAAAAGTTTTATGCAACAGTAGGATTTTTATTCCTATGTTTAGTTTTGCCAGCACAGGCACAAAAAACACCGCAAGGTGTGACATATGATGCACAAATTGTCCGTGTAAACGATGGTGATACAATAGTTATCGCAGCACCTTTTTTACCAGCACCATTAAAACCCGAACTTGCTGTTCGCATTTATGGTGTAGACACACCAGAGAAGGGTTTTCGTGCCCAATGCCCACAAGAAGATGAAAGAGGAAAGTTGGCAACTAAATTTGCAACCAACGCAGTGGCAAAGTCCACTAAGCGTCAAGTCACTCTCTATGGGTGGGATAAATTTGGTGGTCGTGTATTGGGAGATATCGTTCTAGATGGTCAGAGTCTTCGTTCAATGTTAATTCAAAATGGCTTTGCACGTGAATATTACGGTGAGGCGAAACAAACTTGGTGTAATTAATTATGAGAATACAACACGAATGCACAGCATGTGGTTCTGAATTTGCAATCTCCTACAATGAGATGAATACAGAATCAGACCCAACACACTGCCCATTTTGCGGTGAATACTTAATACTTGATGATGAAAGTTTTGAAGATGAAGACCTTCACGACGATGATGACGAAGAACCTCTATGACATGGCATTATGATGGTGTGCCGTTTGAAGAAGACGGCACACATTTTGGTTATGTTTATTTAATTGAGAATTTAATCACAGGAAGAAAATACGTTGGACGCAAATACTTTACATGCGCTGGCTACAAGCAAGTCAACGGCAAGAAAAAAAAGATACGAAAAACTTCAGACTGGGAAACCTATTGGGGTTCCAATGAAACACTTAAAAGAGAAGTTACCGAGTTAGGCGAACATAATTTCCGCAGAACTATTCTACATCTTTGCAAATCAAAATCCGAATGCTCTTACTTTGAAACCTATGAAATATTCAGTAGACATGCTTTATTGGATAGTGTATACTATAATGATTGGGTCTCAGCAAAAGTTAGACGGGCACACTTAAAGAATCTTCAAATAATTGCCTCCTAAAAATGCTGCAAAGCAGCAAGAAATACTATATACTAGTATACAAGGAGAAGCAACGATGTTTAAGAAATTCATAGACTGGTTCACTCAGCGACAAATGACTGAAATTGAGTATTATATCGCATCAAGAGATCCAAAAACTACGGCAGATGTAGAACAGCTTATTCAAGAGTTCAATAACAAAAGGAGATTACAATGTTTTTAAATCAACCACAATTCCCGACATTCTACACATGGAATGACATTCAGCGTAAGGCCGAAAGCGCAACAATCAAAACAATCGACTTCAATAAAGTTCTGATTGATCACACAATTGCCTATTTTGACAGTGTTACAGAAAATCATTTTACTACATATACAAAGAAGGTAGTAAACTTGAATAAGAACATTGCAGAAGATGCAAAAAAAATCATTAAATCAGAAATCAAAGAAACTAAGGCTTGACATAGAAGGTAAGACTAAGTTTTGGCAACCAGTGGTCAGGAATGGGTGGTGGATCAAATTCTCCACCTATCGTGACCACTACATTTTATTAATGATCATTTCAAAATACACAGGTCAAACAATTCTTCGTTATTATCAAGAAGAACAAGAAGCAGTAGCATTCATCAATTTTATTACCACGTGTAGGGCGCAGGATATTTTTCAATCGGCATAGGAGTTGTTATGAACATATATGAGTCTTTGAAAGACACCAGAGCAGTGATTGATTCTTTACTAACAGATGCGCCGTTAGAGTTTGCATCACGATCAATACCAAATCCATTAGAGCAAACTAAACTTGCCGCTGAAGCATGTGTAGATGCATTAAAGAGTGGTAATAAAATCTTTTTTATGGGTAATGGAGGTTCAGCAGCAGAAGCGCAGCACCTTGCTGGTGAATTAGTTTCTTATTTCAATTTGCAGAGTGATGCATATGCAGCCATTGCATTGAATACTGATACTTCAATTCTTACTGCGATTGGTAATGATTTGGGTTTCAAACATATTTTTTCAAGACAACTACAAGCACTTTCAAGACCAGGTGATGTAGCAATTTATCTTTCAACATCAGGTCAATCACCAAATGTGCTTGAAGCAATGAAGTTTGGTAAAATCAATCAATTAGTCAATATTGCATTCACTGGCATGAAAACAACATGGATGTATGATTACTCCGATTATTATATCGCCATACCATCAACATCAACACCCCGCATACAAGAAGGTCATTTGATTTTAGGTCATTGGCTCTGTGAATACATAGAGAAAACACTAGAAGAAAATGCCAGCACAAAAAACATGTCTTAGATGTGGTATAACGCACAATAAACGTGGACCATATTGTTCACGTTCATGCGGCAATGTACGTGAACACACCGAAGAAGACAAGGCAGTTCGTTCACAAAAACTATTAGATTATCACCAAACACCTGAAGGTGCAGCAACACGTGCAAAGGCAGGTAAATATCTTTCAGCACTCAGAAAAGGTGAAGAGATACACATACCCGATATAGAAGATTACGCAGTAAACATACCTGATGTCACCGATTATGTTTCAGACTATGATGACACCTGGCAACGAGCGGAGAAATGGTAATGAAAATATTCATAGTATTATTATTCACCATTTTTATGGTGCTTGCAATGAAAAACGCACATTGGCTTGGTTATATTTTGACCATAACAGGTTTTTTCATTATGTTAAAGTTTACCGATGAACTAGAAGACCACGATTGACAAAAAGTGTAAAATCTAGTAGCATACACCAATGGCTGACATATATACATTTACACCCAAACAAAAGCCCAAAGAAGTGGATAACTTTGAGTTGAACCGCTTACGGGTAAAATTGCTTGAGTTGTACGAGTTGAGAGATACTTTCAACAAAGAAATAAGGTATGTAAAAGATGCAATTAATCTGCTTGAAAAAGGCGAAAAATGACAGAAGATCCTGACGATTTTGATGATGAAATTGATGAGATAAGTGTCATTGGTAAAATTGACATTTTGATAACACTTATTGAAAATGGTCCTAAAGACAAGTATCAAGCACTGGTAAACGTATTATATGACGCAAGATTTCAGTTATTACACGCATGGAACGAAGTTGAATATTACATGGAATTGTGTGAAGGTTATGAAAAAGCAATCAAACAAGTGGGCGATAAGTTGAAATAACTATTTGTCGCCCGAAGGAAAGGGCGATGAATACACTCTTCAGATATCTCCTAGTCTATATCATAGTATTTTTTACTGTGATTTCTTTACCGTATACTTTTTCCGTTTTAATCAAATGAATAAACAAAACACACTCACGAAGTGGCTTGCAGCATTTTTCATTTTATTTTTTCTCACGATTCAGTCAGTAGA